CGGTTAAGGCTGTTCCACTCCTCGAGCTCGACCAGGGCCTCATGCGGGGTCAGGCCCTCGCTTATAAGCCGGCCAGCTTCGCGGGCGGCGGCGTCATTGCGACCNCCCTCGGCTATGCCNACCTCNTCGATTGAAAATTGAAATTCCTTTTTCGGGGGATGGTTGGTCTCGTTGACTTTTGAGATATCAGCGGGGCTTAGTTCGGGCAGATCTCGCCAGTCTCCGTCCATCCCCTGGTCGAGCTCGGTAGTATAGATGGACCCATTTTGATGGACAGACCCTGGTGCAATTACGATGCCCCCTCGGCCGCGAATATCAATTTTAGCGTCGGCGTTGGCTGACCCAGGAATTTTTAAATCGGTTGCCCGGTAGTAGAAATGTCTGCCTCGGCCGGTTCGGACTGTGCGCGGCGTATAAGGAAGGTTTTCTTTGACCCACTTCTCGGCTTCCGCCGAATCTGCATCAACCACATTGATTTGTCTTCCGGTCACGATAGCCCAGTTGCAGCCCTTAAATTTCGCTGAGCTCGTCCAGTAGGCGTACTCGTTTGAGGTTGGCTCGCGCTCCTGATATTGGCGCCAGGAGCTCAAGAGAGGCATTTTGTTGACGGGGTGAGCCGGGAGAACAGTAAAGCCTTCCTCGATCAATGCCAGGGCCTCGTCTAGGGCAGCCACCGCTGCCATCACTCAGGCGGCCAGAGGTCTGGCCTTAGCTTTTTCCGGTCGATGTCGGTGACACCCTCAATTTCAATTGCGCGCTCAGCCGGTATGCCTCGAGCGCTCTTCTGCCATTTATAGATGGCCGTGCGGCTGATGTTCAATTGATTGGCAAGTTGTGAGACGCTAATTTCCTGCCAGGCGCTATCTGGTGTCATAGGGGTGTCCTTTTTTGCAACGTGAGTGTGCCTGATAACTGCATATGTTGTCCACCTCTAGTTTCCACTATTCCGCAAGATTTCTCAAATCATCCGCACAATGTAGCTAAAAGGTTTACATCGTTTAATATAATTGATAAATTGTTCGCTCATGGTAAAGAAGAGCGAGCAACCCTATGGAAAATGAAGTTAGCCTCGGCAGTCTCGCCGAGCAGTGGAAAGCCCAGGCGGAACTAGAGCTGAAAAGCCGTCAGGAGCGTGAGCGCATAGAGGATCTGATGTCGCCACGTCTCAACAACGAGGTGACCCTCACCCCGGCCGGCCACAAAATCACGATCACACGGAGGACCAACCGGTCCCTGGACCATAAACAGCTACTGCGCATCGTTGACGACATCCCCCAGCACATCCATCGAGTTCGACTCGGCTGTTTGGCTGACGAGGAGTTTCTGAATTTTTTGCGGGACAACGAGCCCGATGTAGTTGAGCGACTCGAGGGCGCTATCAAGGTCACCCCTGCCCGTCCGTTAATTTCGATTGGGGGCCGCGCCAGTGTTTAATCTCAAACAAATCAAAAAAACAACCGGGCTCAAGGCCCCCTTTATTGTCTGTTACGGCACCAGCGGGGTTGGCAAGACCACGTTTGCAGCGGGTGCGCCTAGTCCAGTTTTCATCCAGACAGAGCAGGGTGAGGGGAATCTCGAGCTGGACAGCTTTATTGATGCGGATGGCAAGACACTGGCCACAAGCATCGACGCCGTTGTGGGGATCATTGATATGTTGATTCGAGAGAAACACGGCTACCAAACGCTGGTCGTTGATTCGCTCGATCATCTCGAGCCGCTGATCCACGACAAAGTTTGCGCGGAGAACAACAAGACCTCAATCGAAAAATTCGATTACGGGAAGGGATTCACAATGAGCCTGGACCATTTTCGAGTGTTTTTGCGCAAATGTTCGGAGCTGCGGACCGAAAAAAAGATGGCCATCATTCTAATAGCACATCATCACATCAAGCGATTTGAGTCGCCTGAGCATGAGTCTATTGACCGGTATGACATTAAGTTGCATGCCAAGGCGAGCGGACTCATTCAAGAAAGTGTTGATGCTGTTTTGTTTGCAAAACACAAGACAGCGATTAAGAAAGAAGATAAGGGCTTTGGCCAGACTAGAGCCCGCGGAGTTCATACTGGTGAGCGTGTTCTGGTCACCGCCGAAACGCCGTCTTGCGTTGCAAAAAACCGTTACGGGTTGCCGCAGGAAATTGATTTATCGTGGTCTGCGTTTCAAGCCGCGCTCACCGAACAGCTCGTTGCCGACAAGGCTGCGGGCTAAACCGCTGTACAAAAAGAGGAGCACCACATGAGCAACTTTACTTTTTCCGCCAACGACTTCCCAGACAATACAAGGGAAGGCCGTGGCACCTACAAAGAACTGACCCCAGGCGAATATTTGGCCCAAATCATAGACACCGACATATCCCCTACCAAAGCTGGCACGGGCGAAAAACTCACCCTGCAGTTTGAAGTTATAGAGGGGGATTGCGCGGGCACTTACATCTGGCACAACCTCAACATCCGAAATCCGAGCCAGCAGGCTGTTGAGATCAGCAAGCGCCAACTCGCGCAGATATGTCGCGCTGTTGGCATGGAAGGGTTCCAGCAGCCCGACGAGTTGTTTTCCAAGCGTTGCGTAATCGTTGTGGCCATGGGCAAAGCAAGCAACAACTATCCCTCAAAGCCTGAGATTCGCGGCTGGTACCCAGCCACGCAGCCGCAGCCGCAGCCGCAGCCAGCAGCTCAGTCGCAACCTGCGGCGGCAGGCGGGAGACCATGGGACTAGCATGGCTCAATCTGCGCTAGAGGCTGTNGAGCAGGCTGTCGAGCAGGGCCAGGGGTCTGGACCGTCCAGGGCCCATTTGGGTGCCTCGATCATGGACCCCGACTGTCCCAGAAAACTCTGGTATATTTATCGCTGGGCATCCAAAACCTGGCATTCGGCGCGCCTGCTGAGGTTGTTTGCCAGGGGAGCTCGCGAGGAGTGGACTTTCAATGATCTTCTCACAAAGGCCGACATCACCGTGTGGGATGTTGACCCGGATACTGGCCAGCAGTGGCGTATTGAGGACCATGGTGGCCATTTCGGGGGCAGTCTTGATGGCGTTTTGCTGGGTCTGCCCGAGGCTCCCGAAGTCCCTCACGTCAGTGAGCAGAAAACACACAATCAAAAGAGTTTTAAGGATTTGGTCAAGCGTGGCGTGGTTATAAGCAAGCCCGCCCACTACAACCAAATGCAGCTCTATATGCATTATATGGAGCTCCCCGCTGCTCTTTACCAGGCGGTGAACAAGAACGACGACAGCCTGTATTACGAGATTATTCAGTACGACCAGGCGCACACTGAGCTGCTTGTCAAGCTGGCCCTGGATGTTATCACATCTGATGCACCGTTGCCCCGGATGAGTGAGGATCCAAGCCATTACAAGTGCAAATGGTGTGATCATAGCGACCAATGCCATGGCACTGGGGCTCCTCAGGTGAGTTGTAGAACCTGCGTCTTTTCCACGCCTGAAATGGATGGCGACGGCAGGTGGTCCTGTGGAATCTGGAAAAAGGATTTATCGTTTGAGGACCAGAAACAGGCTTGCCCGAAGCACCTGTTCATCCCTCCTATGCTGGCGCCATGGGCCGAGACGCTGGACGGCGACAACGACTTTGTGAGCTATACCAACAAAATTAATGGCCAACCGTTTGTCAACGGACAGGGCGGCTACACAAGCGAGGAAATTTCCAGCGTTGGTGCATTGGAGTTTATTGGGGATCCCGTTATCGATGACTTGAAAGAGAATATGGGGGGGAGGGTTGTCGGGTGACAGACCACAAGAAGCCAGCAAGACCAACAACGTCACCAAAACACCCATGGCACTCATGTTTTTATTGCGCAAATCTTGTTATGGGGATGTGCTCAGTTTTTGACGACGAGGCGCCGCCGAAAAAGTTTCAAATAGAACATAATGCTTGTGAGCATTGGGACGAGGCGCTGCCTTGGGTCCCTTAATTTTTTTGAGCGCGACATGGAGAGAAGACAATGAACGACGCCTTTAGTCGGCAGGTGGCCGGCAATCATTATAAGGATTTTGCTATTCAGCCCGCACATTTCGTTATCGAAAATGATCTGGGGTATGCCCAAGGAAACATCATAAAATATATCTGCCGCTACAATCGGCCTGGTCGCACCCAGCGCATGGATGACCTGCGAAAGGCTCAGCATTATATTCAAATGCTCATTGAGCAAGAGTCGGCCACAACCCCCGCCGCTGCCCATGATCGCATCCCTAGTCCCAGAATGGGACCAGCCTATAGCACAACGGTCCCCAGAGATGTTGATGTTGATATTACATTGGAGGTTGATGACCCACGGGTTGCCGCGCAGATCAAACAGGCCACCGGATGCGAGGACGGTGCATGTGATGTTTAGCTCCGTTGCAGTTAGTCCTCGCCTCAGTGCTTGCAGCCTGGGGGAATTTATTGTCGCATCAGCATCAACTGCTCTAGCGTCAGTTGCGGTTCCTGCCGGGTCGTTTGACCAATTGCTCTGCCTGCCGTCGCAGCATTATGGATCTGCGGCGAGTATGGGGCCAGTGCTTGCTGGGCCTTGCTCAAATAATTAACCGCCGGCTGGGCCATCCGGGCCGCCTGGCCTGCGGCCAGCGCCCCTTCACCCACTATCCGCGGCGACATGAGTGGCAACATCGCGGCTGCCCCAGGGCTCATCCCGGATAATGCAGTTGCCGATACTCCAGTTGCGCCAACTGCCTGCAGCCCCCTGGGCGTCCAGGTGTTCATTGCCTGCCCTGCCAGCCTGGGCAAGAGGAAGTAATCATCGGCCTTCTCGAGTTGCTGAACCAGCTTGAGCCTGGATCCGAAGTTAGCATTAACATTGTTACGCATGACGCTCTGCAGCTTTCTCAGTGTGGTATCTGCGCTGGCATGCTTGCCTAGCGACAGCGCCTTCTGCATCTCTCGCTCGAGACCGATGGCCTGTTCATAAGGCTTCATCAGCTCTGCATAGTCTGGCACTTGCTCGAGGATTGCTTTCTTGACCAGGTCCCTGGTCTGGGCAACGACCATAGCCTCATCACCCGGATTAATCCCTGGCGGGTAGAGGTTGTCGATTTTTCGCTTGAGAATGTCAGCGCCCTTGGCGTTATGCAGACCCTTGCTTTTATTGATCTCCGAGATTGCCTCG